ACGCTGGATCGTGGGATGCCGCGGCTTGGGCCAGCGGAAGCGGTGGAAGTGATCGAGTGACGACCTGATCTCATTCACTTTACATAATACCTGTTATCAGACACTGAGTCCCGCCTCCCGCAAACCCTCCACTTCAGCCGATGTCGTCGATGACCAGGTGGCCGCGTGAACAACTTTCCCGTGCGCTGCGCCCTCTGGCTCGTGACGCTGCTGCTTTATCCGGTCCCGTCCTCGCTGATCGTTCACTCGTTTCGTGTCGAAGTCCTTGGGCAGCACTCGCTACAATACGGCGCGCTTCCCCAGGAGCCAAAATTGCGATTCAGCGATCGCGTCGTGGTGCGCCTGGCGGAAGCCGAATGGAAAGAAATCGACGCCTGGTATCGCGATGACTACCGCATCGCGCGCGTCACCGTTGGGTTCGCCCGATCCGGCAGCCCGATTCCCCACGTTGAAGCCTGTTACCGAGTCCTAGGTGTTCATCCCGACCAAGTGTGGCCGCGCATTGTGGCGCGTCGTCAGGCTTTCTTCGGGGCAGAATATGAAACGTTTTTCGGCAAAGCATCGTCGCCGAAAAAGCCGGTGCGGTCGGTCGGACTCGAAGAGTGTAAGCAGCGGAACAAGGCTGCGTAGTCGTAAGCAGTAAAAAGCTCTGGGCAAAAAACACGAATGGCGCGAGAGCCGCAAACTCTCGCGCCGGGTGAATCGGTTCTCCGCGAACCAATACGGAACCATGTCCGCAATAGCCGCACTATACCCCAACTCGGACTCTACTCCTAGCGGAAAAACGCGCCGCTTCAACTATGAGGAAATGCTTACCATTGTTGAGTTTTCGGGCGCTCCGCACTCGATCCGCCAAGGCACTCTCAGCGCTCTCAAAGCGCGCGGACGCTGGCCGAATGATGACGGCCCTGCCACGGGAGTGGTCTGCGTTTCCCTGATCGGCATGATGCTGCATGGCGTCTGTTGTCGCTCGACGGCACGATGGCGGGCGCGGCGCGCGGTGAAGCTCGGCTACTGGCGGCAACTCCGCGATGCGAACTCCTGGTCGAACTGTCCGAAGTGCGGAGCGGAACGGAACGCAGGCAAGTGCGAGAAGTGCGACTACCACGGACGCGCCAAGACTCCGGAAGGCAAAGCCAACTTCGATGAGTTCTGCCGTCCCTTCATGTACGAAATCGATATCGAGAAATTCCGCTCGGCTCCGCGCCCACGCGAAATTCGTCACTTCGAAGCGCGCACTTATTCCGAGTACAAAGAAGCAGCCAAGCGCGGCCAGCCCTCGAACATCACGCCGATTCGAAAGCCTGCCCAGGCCGCCCAGCCCGCCGATCCGCCGCGCGAACCGGTTCCCGCTGCGCCGGTGCCACAGAGACAAGTGCCCGCGACCGAACACCATCGCTCGAACGAACGCCGCCCTCGCGAGGAGGGAGTCGGGATATCCGAACGGGTTGATCGGGCAGCGGCGCGCTTGATGGAACTCTGTGGCCTGCCCCAGATCGACAGGGCAGTCCCGTATGTCGTCGCTGCGGTAATCGCGGAGGCAAGATTTTCCGGAACCGAAGTTGAGGACGCGGCCAAATACTTGGCGGACTGCGTAATCCGCGACCAGAAAAACGGCGTTACGATCAGCCGCTTTTATTTCCGCGACGCGCAATGGAGGAGCCGTGGAGCACTCAAAGGCAATTCAGCTTCGTCAGAACGCTCTGAGCGTAGCAAGCGAAATATCCTTGACGGGTTCGCAGCAAATGCTGGCCATCCAGATGCACCTGACGGCTCTTAACGCAAAGTCGGAACCTGAGGCGGAGTTAGTCGCGGAGTTTGATCGAAGATTTTCAGGGGAGCCGCCTAATGCTATCGAATGGGCATTTGTGGCATGGCGCGACGAGTCGAGGTTTTTTCCTTCGGTTGCGGATATTCGCCGGCTCCTGAAGCTGTGGAGGCGCGCCGAGCGGGAGCGACTGGAGTTGGAGTCCCGGCTCAGTGAGAGATTTCTGCTCGAAGAACGGCGCAAACAAGGACTTGTGCCGGACTTCAAAGAGGTGCTGGCAGAGTTACGGCGGATCGCCGAGGAGGTCAGACCCGAGTGCATGGAAAAAGAGGAGCAGTTTCAAAAGAAACTCATGCGCCACGCGCTGTCCGCCGTTCCCACGCTCGCCCTCAGCGAAGAGGAGATTCAGAAGCGGCGGCAAAAAGAGCGTGCCGAAATTCAGCATTATCACGAACTCGAAGGACAGCAGGATGGCTCCTATTGAAATCTTCGCAATAAAAACTCAGGCCGCGTCTTTTCCCCGAAAAGAATCAAACGCGGCCACAAAGGATGAAACGAACTATGAGTACACAATACCAGACCCCGCAAGCGGTCGAGCCTGAGAAGTTAAACGAGCCGCCACTCACTGCCGGAGAAGTCGCGCAGACTCTCGCCGAACTGATCCGCAATGGGATTCGTCAAGAGAGTTAAAGACGGATTCGGCATCACGAGCTACCAATTGGTTCACCGGGGCGCGAAAGAACTGGAGACCAATGATGACTTCGTCGCATAACGCGCTTCCCGTGCGCGCTCCCAAACGATCTGGGTATTTGTTTGAGCCTCTGCCCATGCCGGTTGAGGAGAGAAAGGCGAGTCGGGTGCAATGAAAGACATTCTGCTGGGTTACGAAGTTGGCAGCGGCAAAGAAGTCCTGATCCCGGTGCGCCACATGTGCGTCACCGGGCAGACGCAGGAGAGCGGCAAGACCACGACTCTCGAAGCCCTGATCGGTCGCAGTGAAAAGCGCGCCATCGCCTTCGTCACCAAGCGCGGCGAACGCAGTTTTGAAAGCGGCCGGAAAATCCTTCCCTACTTTCAGGAACGTGCCGACTGGGAATTTGTCGAGTCGGTCATCGAAGCCATCATGCGGCAGAAGATGAAGTTCGAGCGCGCCTGGATCGTCCGGGCCTGCAAAGGGGCAGAATCGCTCGCTGATGTTCGCGACAATATCCGCGAACTGATGGCGAAATCGAAACGCAGCATGGATCAGGACTTGTACATGCTGCTCGGCGAATACCTGGACAAGGTTCTGCCGCTCCTGGCGCGGCTTCCCAAGGCCGACGAAATCCAGCTTAAGCCGGGATTGAATGTGATGGACCTGCGCAGCTACCCGGACGAATTGCAAATGCTGATTATCTCTTCGTCCATGCGCTGGGTGCACGAAGAGGAAAGCGATGTCATCACAATTCTGCCCGAGGCGTGGAAGTTCGCTCCACAGGGCCGCAACACGCCAGTGAAACTCGAAGTCCGCAAGATCGCCCGCGAAGGCGCCGGACTGAAGAATTACATCTGGGTCGATTCGCAGGACATCGCGGGAGTGGAAAAAGAAATCCTGCGCGCCGCCTCGGTCTGGCTGATTGGGGTGCAGCGCGAGTCGAACGAGATCGAACGCTCGCTCTCCTCAATTCCGAAGGGCATCAAGCGCCCGAAAGAAGGCGATATCCCGCAGTTGCGCCTGGGGCAGTTCTTCGCATGCTGGGGCGAACACGTTCGCAAAGTGTACGTCATGCCGACGTGGATGCGGCAGATCGAAGCCATCAAGATTGCGCGCGGCGAGATGCGCGTGGAAGATATCACGCCGCCGCCGCGCGCCAAGGAGGAAGGAATGGACTACAAGTCGGCCTATGAAGAAGCGCAACAAACGATCGGTGCGCTCAATGAGCAGATAAAAAAGCTTGAGCGCACAATCGCTTCGATTGAGCAAACCCTGGTGGCGCCGAAGGCGAGCCCGGCGCAAATCAAAGAGGCACAGGCCCACGCAACAACATTGGAGCCTCTAGCGGCATCGCTGGTCGGCGAAGAAGTCGCCATGTCGCTCGAAGTGAAGCGTCCGGTGATCGATTTAACCAAGCGCGTCTATGTGGTCGAAGCAAACACAGACACCTTGTTCGGAAAGATAGCGCTGCTGGTTTCCGAAGGCTTCTTCGATCAAACCAAGAAAGCATTTGCGGGCCTGACCGAGTTGGAGCGCAGAGGTCACAACCCCGGCCAAGCCAATTTTTACCGTGAAATCGCCAAGCTTGCGGAATTGGGCTTCCTCTCGAAAGAGGGCAAAGACGGGAAGGGAGGCTATAAGACCGTCCCCGGCATGAAGGTCAACGTGAAAGAGGTTGAGGCGGTTGCATGACCTCCGAACTCTCCATCGTCGGCGACTTCTCCCCGGACTTCGGCCCGGAACTGGCTCCTGCAAACCTGGATAACGTTTGGTGCAACGCCTGTTGTGGGCGAAGAACGTTTGAAGTCGTGGAAGTCTCGAATGCCGGGAGAATCGGCTGGTGCTACGGCTGCGGAGAAAGAAAGTTCATCCCGTGGGACAGAACGAATTCGGAGGCTGCGTAGATGATGGCAAATCTGCTTTTGCTGGCTCACTGCATTCTCTACTCCGGATTTCTCACGATGGGATTGCCAGCCGTATTTCTGGCGGCGATTGTGGAAGCGAAGTACCACCGGATTGCAAAGTTCGTTGAATTTCTGAACCGAGTTTCCGAGGACGGACTGGATCGAAGGGGAAAAGACGGGGAGGTCTCAGTATCCACGCCCAGTCCGTCTCCGGAAAAAGTGTGGAGGGTGGCGTGAGCGATAGACAGGCTGTGGCTTTTAGTTTTCCGTGCGCGGCGGCACAGGAAACTCTCGACCAGAAATTCTGGGAGCGCATGTGCGTGGATGGACGCTGGCTTTCGACGATTGTCACGATTAACAAGTGACTGGATTTTAATCATGGGCGGCCCGTGTGGCACGCCTCGGTAGCGGTGCTGGATATGCGGAGAGGGCGAACATTGCAGATCGAGGAACTTTCGGAATCGACGAAGCGAGTTGCGGCCAAAGTTGCGAAGCTCCTGCTTGGCGGCGTCGGACAGATTCCCAGTTCGCTTGAACAGCAGGTTGTCGCGCTGCACTATCGGCGCGCTCTGACGGAAGAAGAATACGGGTCGCTCCCTGAATCATGGTGCGCAATTCCTCCAGTTCACGAAGCCGGACGCGGGTTGATTTTGGAGGAAAACACCTGATGACCGACTACGCAATCAAAGTCATCCAGAAAAACGGCGACGAAGATTTTCTCTGCGACGGATTAGGGAACACCCCAACCCGCTTTCCTTCTTACGCCGCCGCCATGCGGCAGTACGACTTCCTGAAGGTCGGCATGGAGGGCGACGTTAAGTCGATCAACGTGGTGAAGTATCCGAAGGGAAGGAAATCGGCATGATAACTCTGTTCCGATTTTTGCTGTGGCGGCTTTACCGCCGCCGAAGGTTAGAACGAAAGCTTTTCTCCATGTCGGAGCCGCAGTTGAATCTCGTGGAAGCCCGGATGAGGGAGGCCGAGCAATGGACTCCGGGGATCGAAGAACTGTTCGAGAAATTCAGGGAACACGCGAGACTGAAGGCGGAACTGGAAGAAATGGGGATTGAGGCGTGACTCTCACCCGCCAACTCGATCTCGCCAGCCAGCGCGTCGTGCGTGCGCGATTGAAACCGCTCGATCAGATACCGGAAGAGTTTCTGTGCTGCGAGCCGCATAAAGAGCGATTGGCAAAGTACCTCGACCGAGTTCTCGAAGCTCTGCCCGATCAGTCTTTCGATGCGGACATCGCCTGCCCGTTCTGCGGCAGAGCGTTGAAAGCCGTGAAGTGCATGAGCATCCGGCGGATCGACGCGGGCTGCTGGATTCCGATTGCCTGCTACGAGTTTGACGAAGGAGTCTGCCAGTGAGCGCCGCCTTCCAACTCGACTTCACCGGGCCGCAAACGTCATGCGACTATCCCGGCTGTAAGCTCAATGCCTTTCACGAAGGCGAACACGAGTTCGCGACTCCCGAAGAAAAGCATGCACGCCTTCTTGGCAGCGCCAACCACTACGGCACGAACACCCGCTCCTACAACCGCTCGGCGGAAAAGCACGAAATGGATCGCCAGCGGAAAGAAGCCACAGCGCGCTATCTTGCGGAACGTGCCGAGTCGGACGCCCCTCCGAAGATGAAGACTCAGCTCGACCAAGCGAAGGAGAAGATCGCGAAAGCGGAACTCTCCGATGCCCACTCGGTCAGCCTGACGCGGGGAGAATGGTCCGCTCTCTGGATGGCCGATCCGCGCAACCGGAAAGAAGTCTTTGCGCCCGTCGTCTGCACCTGCGCCCAGCGCCCCTATCCGCACGAAGTCGGCATTCATAAAAAGACCGGAGCAGAACGGCCGGGAGTTTATTACGACTACTACGACACTGCGATCCGATTCGCAGAGAAAGAAATGCGCTGGCCGTGGAGTCTGCGGTGGGCGCCGGAGATGGAGGCGTGAATGGCGACAGACTTGACACCACTCGTGAATCGCGCACGCAAAGGCGGAGAGTTCACGCTCAATGAAATCCGCGACTACATCGGGCCGCAGGTTTCGGGGGATCGAGCGATGGAGCTCACGATTCGCGTTCACACCTCAGTGCAGGACTTAAGCGAGCCGGAGCGTATCTGCGCTCTCGTTTGTGCTTTGATGATGGAGTTAATTTGATGGACGCGATCGAGGAATTGCTTTATACGCCCGCATCTTTCGTCTGCGACAAGTGCGGATTTCGTTTGGAGAAGCGCACGATGCTTGCCGCAACCGGGCAAGTCGGCGTGAAGATCGGCGGAGAAGAGTGCGAGGATCCATGTCCGAACGACGGCGAACAGATGCGTCGCGTCACATGGAAAGAAATGGCTCTGTCTTCCTCGGAGTCGGCGCACGAACTCATGCTTGCCTTGATTGAGTCGATCAAACTCCAGAGCCACTACGCCGCGATTCTCAATGGATACGACGGCGGCGAGCGGCTGCAATTCTCTTGCGTAGCTGCGTGGATCGAGCGGCTAAGGAAAGTGGGAACTCTTTGATGAGCTACCGCGAAGAAAACGGGCAAGTGGTGCTGACCATGAGCCGGGAAGACTTCAATTTGTTGCTGATGATGCTTGGCACGGCCACTGCCGCGACCGTGCCGGATGGCGTTCTTAAGTCCGTACCGATCCTCGTGTATCCGAGAAGTCGAAGTCTTGCGCTGCTGAACCGCCTCAACGAAGGCAACCCAAACTACACGCCTTACGAACTTGCCACGTCTCCCGCGGATGGAGGGCAGGGCCCCGGCCTGCGTTCGCCCAACGAGAGGGACACGTAGACGATAAAAGATTTTAGATTTTTTCCCCCGGAAAGGAGAAACCCAACACCATGAAAACGCTACTTCGCTCACTCTGGAAAAGTGAAGACGGTCAAGACATCGTCGAGTATGCCGTGATGCTAGCCGTGATCCTGATCATCATTGTCGGCACGGTGCGTCTGGTCGGATCGAACGCGAACACCGTGTTCTCGAATACGGCCAGCTCGTTGCAGTAAGCAAAGCCAGGAAAGGCTCTCTCCCAAAGTTCTGCGAAAGGAGAAAAACTGTGACTTCGACCGATCTCGTCTCCGAACTTCTCACTCTCGGCCCCGGCCAGAATTCTCCCGAGACCCGGCTCTACTCCCGCCTGCTCTTGCGATTCCTCGCCGACAACATCCACGAGGCGGAATTATCGAACGGTTTGCCGGTACGCGACGCGACCGATTTCGATATGTGGCTCCGCGAAATGGCTGACAAGGTGGGACCGCCAAGCACCTCATCTCCGGTGAACTTCGCCGATCACGAACTCCGCTCAACCGGCCGCGCAGTAGAAAGCGATTGGTGTCCTGGCTGTGGCCACATCCACGCCGATCCCGCCGAGTGTGGATTCCCGATGGGCGGGGCGGGAAAGTGTTTGTGTGATCGGAGGCTCCGGGCATGAGAGTTTTACTCATCGACGATACGGCCAGGGCGAGCGTGCAGCGCGTTCTCGACTTTGCGATGCTGCCGGACAGCTGGTACTTCCCCGGTCGGAGTTCGGATATTCCCGGCAACGATCCCCGGTTCGTGGCCCATTTGCGCTACGGCTTCCGCTGCGTATTCACAGTAACCAAAGCGCCGGATGGATTCGTATTCCGTCATCTCACGATCTCCGTCGACAGCGATAAATATCCGAATGTCGCGGCAGCTTGCGCGATTGCTGAAATGTTTGGCTTCAGCGGGTGGGACGGCAAGACGATGGACCGCTTGCCGGCCACGTGGATGGCGAATGTCAACAAGAAGGAACACTGCATTGTTCTGGCGCAGCCTTACGAAGATGCGAGGGCAACCGCATGAGCGCAGAACTCTACTCCGCGATCCTCAACCCCGCTGGTCCGAACTATGGCGAATGGCGAGAGATCCTCGGCACGGAAAAAGTCCCGCTGAAATCAGCAGCGTCAGTGAACGCGGAACTTGGTCCGGAGAGGAACGTGGAAGTCTATTTCCTGAATCTCCCGGCCTTGACGTTGCCGCAACGCGCTGCGCTCCTCGCCCGGCTGGCGAAGAAATTCAACGCGCCGATCTACGAAGTCGAAAAGGAGATCGACTCGAAGGGCTTTCCGATCCGCGCCGCCGATTTGATTGTCAGCTTCAGTACGAGGGCCTTCGTGTGAACCTGCTCGCCTTCACCCTCTTAATGATCGTCGCCGTAGCGGCCTGCTACGCCTGCGGGTACACCCACGGAAAATCGGACGGGATGCGCAAAGGCCGCGAATCGGAAGAAAACTGGTGGCTCGGAGCGGAAAAAGAAGTCGAGAAGACGCGGGAGAAGATTTGGAGGGAAGAGTGAATAAATACCCCATCTGGCTCGGCATCGCGGTCGCGGCGGTCATGGTGTGCGTCACCTCGAATTATGCGTGGTGGATGGTCGTAGCTGTCGGCATCGGCGCAAACGGGATTGCCGTCGCGGCGAATGGCTGGAAGATGCCGGTACGGGGACAGCTTGAAGAAGGAATCCGCCACGCTCCGATGACGGGAAGCACGCGATTCAAGTGCTTCGGGGATGTGATTCCCGTGGGGTTCGGCAAAGCGTCCATCGGAGATTTCCTGATTTGGGCTGGGCTCATGGGCGTGTGGGCCACTCGCGGGTCTATTCCTTACGAGAAGCTGGTTGCCGCCTCTTGCCTGCTCTGGTGGGCGTCGGGATGGGCAAAGGGTTTCAACCTGTTCAAGAAGTGGCCAGCCGAAGCGCGGCGCGATGCCCGGAAGAACATTCCAATCGTGCTGGTACTGATGGCGCTCGGCAACCTGGTGAACCTGCGCGGGTGCAGTTTCGGAGATTTGCGAGCTTCGGCAGAAAGCCTCGAAGGTATCGCAGCGTCGGCTCCGAGTCCAGTGAAGCCGAAGGTTATCGCTCAGGAAAAATGGCGCGATCTCGGCAAGCTGGCTCCGCTGAGTCCAGCATTTCTAACGCGGCTCAAATTGGAATCGGCGGCGAACGTACGCGAAGGCAAGGCCAGAGCGGAAGAGGAGGCGAAGCGCAAAGCCTTCGATCCGAAGAAAGCCTTCGAGCACGAAGAAAAGCGCATCGAGGCCAAGGCGCGGCCAGCGTTCGAGCGGGAGCAAAAGCAGGCGGATGCGGTCCGCGCCGCAGGAATAGGAAGCTTCCCCGGATACTCCGTGAACTGCGACCGCAATGGAAGCTGCGCGGTGTCGGATGGCGACAAAGTTTTTCTGACGGTCAGGGGCGGCGATTATTTACCTTCAAGCGCTGGCGCCACAACCGCCGGATGGATGGTCTTCACGCAGTCGTCGACTGCTGGCACGGTCACGATCAGCAACCCCGCAACGATGAACAACTCCGGAACGATGCAGCCCATCGGCACCCGCAAAGGTCCATTCTGCCGCGTCACCTGCACCTTTACCTGCCACCAGCCCGGAGGGAGCGGCAGTGCCGATGCAGAAACTGATGCCAAATACTGCAAACAGCAGCACATCCCCGATGATGTGGTGAGCGTCATGGGATGGGTCGATGCCGGGAACGGCTACGAATACCAGAGCGGCTGGCCGGGGCCAGCGTCGGAGCCAGGCGCGCTGAAGTACAAACTCTACTGGAAGCCGTAAAGGAGAAAATGGCGATGCTCAACGTGCTGCGCAAAGACTGGTTCCGAGTGCTCGAAGAGGAAATTTCTCGGCTGCGCTCCACCTACGGAGTGACGGCGGGGAAGGAGAAATTGTGAATTGGATTCGTCTAAAGATTCAGTGGTTATTGTCCGCGATAGCGATTCCGCTTGGCTTTAATCACCGACTGAGCCAGTTCTGTGATCGTTGCGGCAAATCGCACTGGATGGGTTTTTGGGCGGCAAATGATGTTTGGATCGCGGTCGCTGGAAATGTAAATGATCATCGGCATGGAGCGTTCTGCATTTCGTGCTTCGATGCGCTGGCCCGAAGAAAGGGCATTCTTTTGGATTGGACGCCAACTTTTGAGGCAAAGCGTGCCGCGAACTCAGGCGGAGTGACGGCGAAGGAGGGTCAGGGTCAGTGATCTACATTTTCGACATTGATGGGACGTTGGCGGACTGTTCGCACAGGTTGCACTTCATTCAGCAAAAACCAGCCGATTGGGACTCGTTCTTTTTGGCGTGCGTCGATGATGAGCCGATACCAGAAGTAATCGCCGTTGCTCGTGCTATGTTCTCGACCGCCCAATTATTCATGCTCACCGGACGAAGTGAAGCAGTGCGCATGGAAACGGTTAATTGGCTCACCTGCGAGCGAGTACCTTGCGATCTTCTGTTGATGCGAAAGAATGGCGATCACCGCGAAGACTGCATTGTTAAAAGTGAACTTTTGGATGAAGTGCGGAAGCGCTTTCCCGAAGAAGAAATAGCGGGCGTGTTCGAGGATCGCAAACAAGTCGTAGACATGTATCGAGCCAAAGGACTGAGAGTCTTTCAAGTTGCGGACGGTAATTTCTGACGGGCCGCGGACTCTGCCCCGGAGCCGGAGAAAGAGAGGGAGAGGAAATGAGCAACCGAGATTATGACGCTGAGCCATCTGAGGCGTGGCTGAACAATCGCGCCGATCCGAGTGATGAAGGATCAGCCGCCTACGAAGAATCAATCACGAGTCCGTGGGTGGTTGAATGTAATGGGGTAGTTGTCTGTGCGGTGGGCATGAAGTTGACGCGCTCACAGGCCGAAAACAAGGTCGCAAACGAACGTCTGGGTAGTTGGAGAGCGCGGCCAGCCACAAAAGCGGAGATCAATCCGCCTGAATGGTCAGAGCCTCTGTGTGAGGATTAAATTCCGGGAGAGCGCCAAGTCTGAGGGGAAAGGGGCCTAGTTCGCGCCGGAGATGGAGGGGTGAAAACGATGCAGCCATTTGCAGACACTTTCAAATCGTTCCACGATCTGCTGATGCGCACGATTCGCTGCCAAGCAGAGGAAGAAACTGAGCCGGATATTGCGAGAGCCGACGATCTTGCAAATCGCTTCAACGAAGTCGCGGCGCGCGGCGGCTTCAACAATCGGCAGCGAATGCTGGCCGTGGTGCTTTTCATGATCATGGCACTCGACGACCGTGAGAAACATGCCGACGGAAAGAGGCTGGTGCAATGAGCTACCGCGAAGAGAACGGGCAAGTGGTGTTGACCGATTGGATGGTAGAGCCGATGGCGGAAGTTCTGCTGTATCGGATGACGTTGCTTCCGCTTGCTTTGACGGGAAGACAGAAGGCACTCGGACAGGCGCTCTTTCGTTTCATGGCCAGCCGGAACGATGTGTGGCAACTTCCCGCAAAGCACGTAATCGACTACTCCGGCATCGCACATAGTCCGGACTGCCCCGGCTGCAAATTCGTCGATGATTACAAAGCCTTCATCTTTCGGTTACTGGATCAGCTGGAAGAAATTGAACGAGGGGGAGAGATGCACTGAGATGACCAATCCCGACACAACGCAATTGGAGGGCGCGATGACCGAAGCGAAGCCAGCAACTTGTCCACAGTGCAAAGGAGAAGGATTCATCATTGTGAACGGCTTTAAGCTCACTTGCAGCCATCTCGCCGCTCCCGCCGTCGAGTCGAGCGAAGCCGCGGCCCTAAAATTGCCCAACCTGTTAGAGCTTTGCCAACTTTGCGGTCGAACTTTGGGAGAACATTCACGGGAAGCGTTAACCAGCAAGAATGACCACGGCTGGAAGTGGAAAGAGAACGCCTGCCCGATCGGAGACGCACCATTTCATCGGACGCAAACATTCGTAGCTGTGGAGCGGGCCGAGTCCCCAGCCTCTACGCCCGCACCCCAGACGATCTGGTTTCATGGAACAACGCGAGAGTGCGCGGAACTTATTAAGCGTGATGGTTTCAGAGAGGGGACGTGGTTTGCTCGGCACATGGAAGACGCAGTAACGTTCGGCGGCCCCGTCGTATTTTTTGTTAAAGTTTCATTTTCTGGTAAGTCTAGCGACGAGTGGCAGGTGTGCTGCTCGAATGCCCTGCCATCGTCCAGCATCACAAACGTGTGGGAATTGAGGGCCAGCGCATCCCCGGCTTCCCCGCCGCAGAGTTCAAAGAAGGAGACCCGATGACCCGAATACTATGGCTGACCTTGCTGCTGGGAATGATGGCCGGAATGCTGGGCTGGAGTGCTATCTTACCCCTTCTCCGAATTGCACGCCCAGTGCGCCGCTCCGTTCCAGTCCTGGCCGTCCTTCGTGATTCTGTCGTCCCTCCACGCCGCTCCCATCCCTCGACGCCTTTGGTGCTCAAAAGTAGCGTTTGCGAGCGATAAGCGCCTGCCACAGAGGCAGCAACGATGGTTCTGGCGCTGAACCATCACCTCGACTCGTCGCTTGTATTCGCGCCATCCTGCCGGGGAGTCGACACAGACTTCCCTGCCGTCCGGGTACACGCGCACCGCTCCACTCAAAATTGTTGTATAGCGCAAGGATTGCTCCGGGTAGTCGCGAGTGCGCGGGATGGGGCGGCGGCGGATCATGGGAAGAATGGGTTCCTTATCCACTCCATCGCGGCGTCGATGTGCTGCTGGTCCCAGCCCTGCATTGCCACGAAGAGATCGAATTTGCCAGACGAGCCCTTGCGCATCTTCACGCCTTCCTGATTCCACTTCGTATGCGGGTTCCAAACGCCCAGCAGGAACATGGCCGCGTGCCAGGAGCCGGTCGTTGGCGCTCCCGTGTTCATCCATGCGATGAGCTGGTGAACATCCCACGGGTCAGTTCCAGGGACGCCCCGCATCGTGGGGAAGAGCTTTGCCAATTCGGACATGGCACGGTTAAGGTTGTCGGGCCAGCGAGCGCGTTGCATTCTCTGGCGTTCGATGGACAAGAAGATTTCGCGCTTCGCTTCGGCACGAAGAGATTCACACTCCGGGCAGGTGCAGTCTGAGGGATGTAGTCTGATCATTGGTCCAGTCACTGTGGTCTCCTGCCCTGTAGTGCCTCTGCCTCGCGATCGGAGAGTTGGCGATCGATCTCGCGTGGCTGAAACAAACGCTCCGGTCCAGGGATCGGGTAGATCATGCGGAATTTCGGGATACGCGGGAAACGCCCTTCGCCGAGGTCTACGCAGACCATGATTGCGTCCCCGCGCGCATACAGCTTGCCAATTTTAATTTCAGATTTCCTCACTGCGATTCTCCTTTCGCTTCACGCTCCCACTCGGCTTCCATCTCGTCGGTGATCTCGACGCAGTTCCCGAAACCGTGCCACTCGGTATCGTCCGATGATTCAATCACGGCTCCGCAGCAGCAGCACGGCTTCGGGAAAGGCAAAGGCCCGTACTTCTCTTCCCATCCGGTGATGAAATCCGCAATTGCTGCTTGCTCCGTTGCGCCGTGACCGAGAATGCTTCCCGGCCCGTCGTAGGTGTCGTAGTCGTAGGCGCACCAGTCGAATTGACGGATCGGAATCGGCGGGTAGACGTGCTCGGTACGGATTTTCACGACTCCGCCTTCTGAATGGCATCGCGAGCATCGTGCAGGGCCTTCAAGTTCTTCAGAGCGTGGCCGTGGTCATCGATTGCGTTCGAGATCTCGACCTGGCGCGAGAGTTCTTTCAGAGCGGCGAGCAGTTCGATGTTGCTCTCGGCGAGGATGCGAGCGTCGCGGTCCTTTTGGCCGCAAAGCACAGGAGCAGTAGGAATTAGCGCCAGACGTTCGTCGAGCAGTTTTTCGACATGCAGCGCGCGCTCCTCCACGTCGCGCATGTAGGTCCGCGTAAACTCGAGCAGATTGTTCTTGAGCCAGGCCGCGAGCCATCGTTGCATGTGATCTTCGATCTCGTTAATCACATTGGGAGCAAGATGCGTGCTTCCTGTTCGAGTTAAGACGTGATCGACGGTTGTTCCCGCGATCTCGCGCGATTTATCGGCAGCCCACGTCCGAGCTGCGATCTCCAGATGGTTAACTTGCAAGTCGGTCATGTTTTTTTCGGTCACACTGACCACCTTTCTCCCTGATTAGGGGCAGGGACCCCGAATACACTAACCAACAGAAACGCTGCGTAGAATATCGTGGTTACGCAACTCGCTTTTCCACTCGTATCCCATGCTCCTTCAGGTGCTCCGCCCAGCAATCCTGACACACTCGCTCTCCGCAAAATTCACAGTCGGCCAGGTGAATGTTGCAATGGGGGACACGGCACTCCGTGCAGTCGCCGATCTCCGGATGCGGGCAAGTGATTTCGCGGCCATCGTAGCAGGTGATTGCGCAAGCCATGATGATTTCTCCTTTACCCGGCCAGTTCGTCGGGTTGCCGTTCCATCAGTTGAACGGCGGGTTGCGGTCCTTTGGGTGCGGGCGGATCGAGGCGCATCAGCATCTCATCTACTTCGTCGAGAAACTTCTCGACCTTCTGCTCGATCTCGGTGATGCGGAAGTTGTCGCGCTCAAATCTCCGCACAAACAGTTGCAGGTGCTGAGGCATCCGGGGATCGAAGCTGACGAAGTCGCACCAGTCGCGCCCGGTGCAGGCCATCGCCACCAGCATTTGCGGTTGATAGTCGGCGGGGACTTCACCGGTGAGCAGGTAGTCCAGATGCGTGGCCGTGTTCGGGCATTTGATCTCCACCAATCCGTCCTCGCCGACCAGTCCGTCTGGCGAAGCGCCAAAGCGGGCAATGGCGGGATGGTTGGCGAAGCCTACGGTTGCGACCATGACATCGTTCTGCAATTCGTAGGCGGCGCGGGCGAAGGGTTCGGTGTCGATGCCCCACTGCATTTCTTTCGAGATGTAGTTGTCGGCGGGTAAGCCGGTGAGGGTTTCGATGACGATTTCGGCTCGGTAGTTGCGCCGGGAGGCTGCTTCGCCTTTCTTGATCTCGGCCAAGACACAGTCGATGCGGGAGGCGGTGACCTTGCCGATCCGCGCCTCGATCCATTCCGGGGTGCGCTGCTCGCAGTCGAGGATGTTCAGGTCGGCGGCGCTCATTCGAGTTCTCGCTTTCTCGCGTCCTTCGTGCGGATGAACAGTTGCATGGCGGTGCGGTCCTTCGCGGCCTGGGCTTCCTTGTAGGCGTCGAAGTAGCACTTGCGCAGCTCGTCGACGGAAGAGGCGGCGGCAATTCCCTTCCCCAGTTCGTCCATTCGCTTCTCGCTCAACCCCTGGCCAGCAGGCAAATTGCCGTCGGTGTCTCCTTCTCCGATGGCGATATTGAAAATGTCCTTCACCAGATACCGCTTCGCGTAGGAGTCTGCTGTGGCCGTGGCGTGCGTGGTGGTCATCACGTCCTTACCCTTGGCTCCCTTCCCATCGGTGGGCATGTCCATCTGATAGGTGCGGGTGTAGGCTCCGAGAGAGGCAAAGCAGAGAACCCGGACGTGCTCGGCCTTCGGGCAGTCGTCGTGGGAAAACGACAGGCTCATGCCTTCGCGCGTATAGATCGGGCGAATTACCCGGTCAATGGCGGCATACGAGGCGTACCGGCTGCTGGTTTGGGGATTGACCAGGTCGGGCGCAACCCGCTTGATTTCTCCCTGCACTCGGCTCAGCGCGTCGTTAAAGGCAATCTCCGCGTCGCGCAGCATGGCTTTTTCCTGCAAGGCCGCCAAGCGCTCGATCACGTCGATGGCGGCGTTGTTCTGAAGCGCGATGGAAAGCAAATTCATCGGCGACGCCCCGTCGACCGGCTTCTTCGAGAGATGGTGAACTGCGAGTTCGGTGTTAGGCTGCGGTTGCGTTGCCATCGGATTGAGTCTCCTTTTTGGAATTGGTGGTGACGGACGAAACTTGTCGTTTGTGGAACTGCTCGACTTGTAGGGCTGCTTCCTGAAACGCGGCGATGCCTTCCATTAAGGTCTTTTGCGCTTTCTCGACTTCGCCCAGGTTGAGGAATGCGGACGCGATGATCGCCGAACCGGCACACTCATAGGCGCGGCGGTCGCGGGCTTTCACCAGGTCGGAATATTCGGCGAAAAGGGTGTCGGTCATTGGCCCACCCGCTTCCGGCTGGCCCGCACCTTCGCCCACTGAAACGTCGAGCGCACTGCCCTGCCCCAAAAGTTGGAGAGAACTTCCGGCTCCGGCAGAACTCCGTAGCCCCGGTTGAGATCGTGAGAGGTTTTATGCACGGCTCACCGCCCAGTGGTGACCGAGACACATTTCCTGCTCGGTTTCTAGGTTGGTGACGACGGCCACCTTGGCGCACTTCTCTCCGAATGGGGGGAATTCGTACTCGCAGTAGATAGGGGCTTCGGAACGGCGGGAGAGAGCGAGTTGGGCTGCAGTGAATTGGTGGAAAATCTGGGCGAAGATGGGATGTAACTGCCCTGGGGAAACAGACGGTGGTACAGTTTGTGAAGCCATTGGGCCTCCTACGTAGGTCTCAAGGGTTAGCTTTGGGCGAGTGCTCTAACACCCGCCCAGAGCGGTCTATTACTGCGTTAATTCGTTCCCGTCCGCATCTTCCAGCCGGGAAATACGTTGTTCGTGAATCTCCGCAATGTGAAGCAGGGATTGCGCAGAGTCTTTGAGATCGCGGATTTCGGCGTGCAGCATTTCCACGCTCTGAGTGAGCGCTTCGTGCCGCTCGGTTAGCCGTTCAATGCGTTCATCTATCGTCATGCCGTTACTTTATACGTAGCCGTTACGTATGTCAAGAACTTTATTCGGATTGCTTTCATGAGGATACGAGGCCGTTACGTATGAACGTGATTTTAGTGGTATACACTTCAATCCGTGACCACACTAAAGGAGCATCTTGCCAGTCTTGGCAGAAAGGGCGGGAAGGCTCGCGCCAAGAATCTGACCCCGCAGGAGCGCAGTGAATCCGCAAAGAAGGCTATCAATGCACGCTGGGCCAAACTCCGCGCCGAAGTCAAGGAAATCAAAGAGGGCACCAAGCGTCTCGAAAAGAAGGCTCTCGCAGCCGCGAAAAAAGCCGCGAAAAAGCGTCTGGCTCCGAACCTGGGAGACTAAGGACGCGCTCTACGTGGAGATCAGGGCGGCGAAAACTCCCTGAACCAACTTCGCCACTTCCCCGCCCTGTCCTTCCAGCGTCACCCTTCCTCTTGTACCGGAGGTTCCCCCACATGGACCCACTTCTTCTCGGTGAGTCAATCAACACCTACGATCCAGCGCTTGCCCTTCGCGGCCAGACCGGATCGTTCCTCGTCAACTTCGGCGACGAAACCCTCGTCATCACCTGCAAACCCGGCCACTCGATCTCGAACGTCACCTGGGCCGACCATAAGGACCGCCGCCCCTTCACGGTCACCAAGATCACAGAACCGGTGACGATGACAGAAAACACGGTTCCCTTGCGCAAGACCGGATAAAGTAAACAAAGCAGTTCCCTCGCTCGGGTCCCGACCGATCCGGCAAAGGCCCAGAGTGTGTGTTTTCAATGGAGAGCGCGTAGATGCGATTCGCGTTTTTATTTGTGCTCCTTGGGATGGCGATGGGGCAGGATGTGCCTGCGATCAAGGTAGGCTCGCATCTCGCTGCGATATGTGGCGGAAAATATGATTCCGTCGCCGTGTGCATGGATGGGCAAGTTGACGACTATTCCTGCGCCGACAAATCTAATGTGTTGCTGACCGCCGAAAACGGGGCCAAGTGGTGCCATCGCGTGCAGGAAGAGGGAAAGGTGCACTGGTCTCAGTCGAACATCGGAAACCGGAATCGGCTTAACTTGGGCGAGGATGAGCAGCCTGTCAATGCAAACGTCATAACGATAACTGCTCCTAATGAAGATGCTCCCGGAGAGGATTTAGTCATTGGGCGGCGCGGCTACTGCAAGAATACGATCTCGCTCGGCTCAACCACCAAGCGCATCTCCGACCTGTTCCCTGAGGAATGCGCCCCTCCGAAACCTGCGAAGTAACTTCCCTTTCCACGGAGAATGAACGACTTTAGGCAGGTACCTGTCCCAAAGCTGCCCGACGCGGAGACGTGCTTCGTAGACTCGAAAAGCCCTTGAATTCTCTTCAGTCGTAGACCCCTCGTAACGTCTCTAGCACCTCGGTAACGAGCGAATTCCCTTCTTCTGGCCGTAAGCTCAAACTTCATCCGCATACCCGGTCGATGCCCGGCGCTTTTCAAAGCACATTCTCTTCGTGGGAATAGTGCGCCTCAAAATACCCCTTCCGAACCTCAGATGGCTGCCTCCGATCCAGTCCCCTGTTTTTATACAGGCCAGAACTACCGTTGGGAAAAACCTGCCAAGGTGCTGCCTCGCGGCGAAGTACGGCAACTCAAGACGTGGAAGCTCGGCAAGTTCATCGAGAACGGCAAAATCTTTCTCTTCTTCAAGAGCACGGTCATCGCGGCAGCAGAAAAGGTCTGGGACGGTCCTCTCGGCGTCGGCAACTTACTTCCCTTCGCCAAGCCCCGCTGTGACGGATCAAAACTTCACTATGAGCTGCCGCCTGCAGGCGATCGCACACCCTACCAGCGCAGCCGCCGCAAATTCATAAAGGTTTCCTCGCGCGGCGTCTTCTCGCAGCCCGGAGTCCAGTGGGCGAATTACGTTTCCGGCGCGATCGCGTAGATAATTCTCCGATGTGCCCTACTTCGGCGAATTCCGCATCACCGACTTACTCGACCACGTAGAGCGGAAGATGAACGCCATCGAGAGAGCCAAGCAGCTCGGCACCTACAACGCCGTGGACCGTTCCCGCCAGTATGAAGGCGCAACCGAAGCGGACTACCGCCGAGCCGTCGATGAAGCGTGGATGAAGCTTCGGAGCTACGAGAAAACCGCAGCGACCAAAGCCGAAATCAAGGAACTCCGCGACCAGGTCGAATCCCGCGTTTGGAATCGCATCGTCCTCGTCGTCGCCAGCGCTGAATTCGCCCTGATCGTAATGCTGCTCGCAAAGTTCGCAAAATGAACCGCCGCCAATCACAACTGTTCGCCGAGCAGCCGTTTTTCTGGCAGTGCGAGCTGTTCTGGATCGGCATGAACGAACTGGGCTTGCTCGATAAAGAAAACTGGAAATGTGAACTCTTCCAGATCGGACTGAAAGAGTTGGGGCTAGCCGCGTGATGGACCTGTTCGAAACTCTCGACGTGCAGACGATGCACATCATTCTTCGCGGTGTTCACGACGGCACCATCCAGCGACCGCAGGCAGAAGTCTATTTGCGCCAGCGCATGGAGATCGTCTGGGACTTAGTCTCAAAGCCCCTGAAATTCCCGGCCCGGCGCCGCCGCGGCGATCGCGAAGTGCCGAAAGCCGCATGACTTTCAGCTGAGGTTTGACGGTTTTCCCATAGGGCTCAAGTGCCGAAACGATAGGCGGCGGTCGGAACGAGTGGCCGCAGAGCTAAAAACCGTTCACTTTTTCTGCTCACCACGAGCAAGCGTGATTGTGGGTAGCTGGACCCGGAAGCCCCTCGCCATGAGTTGTGCTTCGTAGAATATAAGAATATTTCTCTATGTCAGCCGCCCGCCAACTTTCCTTCTCCACCCCTCTTCGCCCTCTCCTGCATTTGCACTACGGCACCAGGCCCACTCCAGAACTCACAGCCTACCGCTCCTACCAGGCGTATTGCCGTTTACTCGAGGAGAAGGCTTTGAACTTCGATTCCTGGCGGACTCAGTCGCAGAGGATATTCGGGAGCGCGCTGAATCATCGGCCGCGCGAGGCGAACCCGCTTGCCTAAAACGAAACGACGGAAGCGGGCCATCCCGGCGCCGATCGCGCTCACCCATGACGAGCTGCGCAGCGTTCTCGTCAAAGCTCGGGAAACCGATTATCCCGTCTACCTGTTGATGCTGATCCAGTACCACCATGCCGGCCGAAACTCCGAGATGATCCACCTGCAGGCCAAGAATTTTGCCGATGGCTTCATTACCTACACGCGCGGGAAGGGATCTGAGCCCTGCCGGCAGCGCCTGGTGCATTCCAAAGATGATTTGTTGAACGAAACCAAAGTGGTTCCGGAGTTCGTCGGGAAAATGCAGCCGAAGCAGAGGCTCTATCCGCGAACCCGCTGGACCTACTGGCGTCACCTGGTGAAGATCGCACTCGCGGCCGGGATCCCGCGCTTCAAAGCGAAGACTACGGTTTTGAAACATTCGATCGTCTCGCACGTCGTGAAAAAGTACGGCGTGCCCGCCGGCCAGCGCCGCGCCGGACACGTCAACGGCGCCAACACTTTGATCTATGCACGCGTGGCCGAGAGCGAAGTCGACGACCTGGTTTCGCAGGGACTTACGGGCTAACAGGTTGCACCAAAATAGCATATTGGTGCAGCGAGTGATTTGGATGCTAATGTTTGTTTATCCGCGCAACTCCGCTACCAGCAAGGCTTTCCGCGTCTTCCCGCGTTAATTCATGGCCCCAAAAAGCAAGGACATTAACAAAAAAGGCGCGGACCTTAGCCAGAAGCAGGAAGTTTTCATCCGCGAGTATTTGATCGATGGAAACGGCGCAAGGGCCGCAGAAGCAGCCGGTTACGGGAAAAACTCGGCAGCGGTCACGGCCTCCCGTCTGCTAAGGAATGCTAAGGTCCGGGAAAAACTAGGCGGACTCACCTCGGAACACCTCGAAAAGCTCGAAATCACCGCTGAAAAGGTGCTGCAGGGTCTCGCCGAATTGGCCTACTTCGATCCGCGGAAAATGTACAACCAGGACGGCACTTTCAAGAAAATTCACGAAATGGACGAGGCCACGGTGCACGCCCTCACCGGAGCGGATGTGGAGAAACTCTTTAAGCACTTCGGCAAGGGGCAGGCTGAGGAAATCGGGACGATCACCAAGGTGCGCTATGCCGACCGGGGACTGAACCTCGAGCGACTCGGGCGACACCTGAAGCTCTTCACCGACAAATTCGAGCTTAACGACGCGCAGGCCATCGTCGCCAAATTACAGCAAGGCCGCGCCCGCGTGGCAGCTCTGAAGAAGAAATGAACGCTCTCGCACAAATCTCGCCGGATCTTCAACTCGCCGAAGAGTTGAAACAGTATTACGACGATCCATACGGCTATGTGATGTTCGCGTTCCCCTGGGGAGTCCCGGACACTCCGCTCGAGCACGAGACCGGCCCGGATGATAACCAGCGTGAATTTCTGGTGGCGCTGGGGAAGGAAGTGGCGGAGCGCGGATTTGACGGGAGTACGCCCGTGCTGCCGATCCTCATGGATGAGGCCAGCGGCCACGGCACCGGGAAAAGCGCGATGGGCGGTTGGATTTCTTCGTGGATCCTCGACACGCGCCCTCATTCCATCGGCACGGTGACCGCCGGAACCTACACACAGCTCGAGAGCCGGACATGGGCGGCAATTCAGTACTGGAAAAAACTGTCGATCACGGCCCACTGGTTCGATATCCAGGCGAGCGGTATTTTCCATCGCTCCTTTCCTGACGACTGGAAAGTCCTGCCTCAGACCTGCAAAGAGCAGAACGCACAGAGCTTCGCCGGCCAGCATGCGAAAACTTCAACGAGTTGGTATCTGTTCGATGAAGCCAGTGAAGTGCCGGACAAAATCTTCCAAACGGCCTACGGCGGCCTGACTGACGGCGAGCCGATGATGTTCGCCTGGGGACAGATGGTCCGCAATACCGGCGAGTTCTACCGCATATGCTACGGCGACCTGGCCCCAAGATGGAATTTTCGCCGCGTCGACAGCCGCACCTCCCGCTTCACCAACAAGGAATACATCAAGCGGATCGAGACGGACTATGGATCCGACAGCGACACTTTCAAAGTCCGCGTTCTCGGCTATCCGCCATCTGCCTCCGAGCTGCAATACATCGACAAGGCGCGAGTCGACGCCGCACGCCAACGCAAAGCCTTTGCCATGGCAGACGAGCCGCTGATTCTCGGCTTCGATGTCTCCGGCGGCGGACGCGCCTGGAATGTCATCCGCGCCCGCCGCGGCCTGGACGGAAATCCCGAGGGCTTCAAACCCATTCGCATCCCCGGAGAGCACGATCCCGATCGATCGCAGCGCGTCGCTGTATGTGCCGAACTGCTGCGCGATCGCCGGCCGGGACGAGTCGTAGCGGCGATGTTTGTCGACCGCGCGTTTGGGGCGCCCATCGTCGAGCGGTTGCGCGCGCTGGATTTCAAGAATGTCTTCGAAGTGAATTTCGGCGGTCCCAGTCCGGATCCGCATTTCCTGAACATGCGCGCTCACATGTACGGAAAATGCAAAGAGTGGCTGCTGCTCGGAGGATTGCCGGACGATGACATTCTCTGCTCGCAGCTTTCGCTTCCCGGCTACCACATCAATTCTTCCGGCAAGCTGGTGATCGAATCGAAGCAGGATATTCAGGCGCGCGGCGAACAGAGTCCCGACGATGCCGATGCTTTCTGTCTGACCTGGGCGTTGCCGGTGGGGATTACGAAACCGAAAGCCAACATCGCCCGTCGCCCTACAACGGAGTGGTCTTAAATGTACCCAAACTCCTACGCCAGTCAGTTCAACGATCCGCGAAGATTGCTGGGACCGATGGTGCGGCCAGGTGGTCCTATGTCGCTCCCGTCTCCGGGACCGAACCCCATCCAGAATCCCATCGAAGTCAACCCGCAGCCTTACAGCGTGCCCGGCGCTGCAGCTCCGGTTCCGGGACAGCCACCGATGGCGCCGCAAGCTCCGTTCGTTCCCATGTCGCGGCCGATGCCGATGCAAGCCCCGCAATACAACAATGCGCTGGCGTCCGGCTTCCTGCAGCGACGACCGATGATGTACTGAGAAATCCTCATGGCGAAACTCACCAGCAAATCCCGCAACGCTCTCGCGGACAGCGTATTTGCTTTGCCCGGTCGGCGGTTCCCAATTCCCGATAGGGCGCATGCCGCGAATGCAAAAGCTCGCGCTACCCAGGGAGTGAATGCGGGAACTTTGTCTCCCGCGCAGGCCGCGACGGTCCGAGCCAAGGCCAATCGGAAGCTAGGAAAGTGATTTTGTGGGCATCGGCAACCATTTCGTCTGCTGCGATATTTGCGGCGGCGCCGGGCATAAAGCCAAACACTGCGGCTTGCAGCGGCTCGAAGCCAGAAAAGACCCGTTCGGTGAAGAAATTCGCAAGAACGGCTATCGAAGAGGAATCACGCAGCGGCCTTCGCTGATTCGTTTGAGCGCTGGCGCATCCATTCGGTGACTCCGCACGAAACAGCACTGGCAATGGCGAACACTTACCCGTTTCTACGCGACTTCACCTCGGCGAAGCCAGTGGGTAAAGCTTTATCGATTCCCTGCCCCGTGTGCTTCGTAGCAGAGAACACGCACTGCCAGAATTTGCAGCTTGCCGGCGACAACTCGACTGCGTTCAGCGGCGAAACCCGCCCACCGCATCCTGAGCGTGCCCGGATCGCTCGCTGGACCGAAATGTTCGACCTTTGAAATTCTGATTTTCCCGGAGACAAAACAAATGCTTCCACTCGCTCTCGCACTCTCGTTTTTCACGCACCCTGTCGGTCTGGCTGTGATCTTTGCCACGCTCGGCTTGGTCGGAATAGCAATATCGAACTTCGGCGCCTTCACCCAAGGCAGCGCCTCGCAATTGATAGGCGCCTTCAGTCCGCAGTACACCGCCTTCGCGGCAGCCGTTGTCGCCCAAACGATCCCCGCCAACGTCCTGACCGGAGGCTTGCAGGTTTTCCTGAACTCCGCAGCCACGGTGCCGGGAAATCAGACCACGCGCACTGCGGCGCAACTCTTCGCCGATCTCGCGGCCCAATGGGGATTACCGCTGACCGATCCCGCTCTGGTTGGCGGAATCAATTTCGTTCTCACCATCACGCAGACCGGAGCCGGCACCCTGACTTTGGTCGGCGGAACCGGTGTGACGATCAACGGGACCGCCACGGTGCCTCAAAACACTTCGCGCACCTGGCTGGTGAACCTGTTGCCTACGGCGGCAACTTTCACGCCCGTTTCGGTCGGCACCTACAGCTAGAACTTCCCGGCAACTCGAGGTAATTCCATGAAGAAAGTTCTGATGTTCGTTTTGATCGCCGGCGGCCTGATGGTTTTCGCAGCCGAACCGAACACCTACCAGGTCACGCATCTTGGCGCCCAGGAAGTCGGCATCCGTTGCCTCGGGGGACGCAAGATGAGTGAGCGCCTGGTCGGCGACATGGCCATCCTGACGTGCGCCGCGGCGCCGGCGAAGAAGTAAATCGAGTTTCAACCGTTTGCAGACAAGGAGATCACCAGCATGAGTCCCAGCATCGCGCATGGCGGCATGAATCCACGAGAAATGGAGAAGCCGAAGAAACCAGCCAAGGTTCTCGAACACCTCCGCGTCATGAAGGGCGCAGATCCTACCGGCGGGACGGTGGTAGAGCACCATTTCACCAGCTACGAACACCCATCGGAGCAGCACCCGTTCACCGAGCCCAGCGAGAGCGTGGAGTTGCCGAAAGGGCACCCTCTGCAGCACATCGCAGAGCACATGGGCATCCCGCACTCGATTATCGAAGAGAAGGAAGAGTCCGCCAATAAAAGCAATACGAAGGCGGACGAGCCTGACGAAGAGGAAGAACTGGAAAGCTAGGTGTTGGTCCAGTTAGTCCCCGGGGAGTGGCCGGCGAGCGAGAAAGTCACGCACGCCGCAGTTAATTTCCAGCACCCCTCACGGCACGAAGACGAGCACTGCTCACTCTGCGTCGCCTACATTCCCGCGATGGTTCCGCGCTGCAAGCATGTGAAGACGCCGATTCAGGGAACCGATTGGTGCAAGAAGTTCGATGCCAAAGAATGACAACTGGCCGGGAACAGAGGTAAAGCCGCAGGTCGGCGAAGACCTGTTGGTTGAGACGCTGGAGGCCTGCCTGTTGCACGAAAAGCCGGTTGACTACACGTGGGGATTCGGAACGGTGCGAGTGCCCTGGAAAGGCGTTCCGGAGTAACTGATGCCCGCCTACTTCTATATCAAACACAATTATGAGTGCCCAGCCTGCGGGTCAGTGCTCGAATACGCTTCCCGCACCGTTCTGGCGGCGCACCCTGACCGCATGAGCCTTACTCACCCAGACGGCGGCAAACTCCAAAACGGCAACCCGTGTCCGCACAACGGCAAGCGCTACTACGCTCCAGGTGTGGAGCTGAACGAGATTCCGACGGGACAATGAATCGACGCGCTAGGAACGTTCTAATCCACGCGGCATGGTATCTCGCATTCACCCGCTTGACGCCTGACGGTGATGATGGCTGCAGATTGGATCGTAAAGATGTGGGCTGGGCGGTCGATATTTTAATGTCTCGCGCGATCGGTTATTGAGATGCCCTGGAAACCCGAAGACGCCACGCGTCACACCAAGAAAGCGAACACTCCGAAGAAGAGGCGTCAGTTCTCGGACGTCGCCAACTCGGTGCTCGCATCCACCGGCGACGAAGGCCGCGCCATCCGCGAGGCCAATGCTGCCGTAGCTGGAACCGCAAAACATCGCCGTATGGGCAATCGATCCATCGTGAGCGAGTCGAACTCCTACAACTGGCGAAGCCGGGAGAATCTGCGGTGAAACGTAAATTCATGCTCGACTTCGCGCGGCGCCATGAGATCACCGCGAGAGTTGAGATGGTGATCAATGCTGCCAACCGTGCGGTGTACGGACCGTGCTGGTGCTGCGGACTGTGGGTCGCTCACTTGCCGGGGTGTTCGGCGCTGCGAACCGATGCGGACCGTTATCTAGTGAAGCCAGTGAAGGCAGCCGCGTGAGTATGGAGGCCAAAGCTGCTCAGATGTTAATGGATGCGGGAATTTCCCTGATCAACCCCGCGCCGGCACTCGCGAAACGCATTCTCTCGAAGGAGCACTTTCGGGCGTTTCTCTTTGCCACGCCCGCAGACAAACGGAAAGCCGCCTACGACGCAATCGTGCCGCATCTTTCCTTCAAAGTCCCGAGCTTCACCATGTTCATGGGCGTCGGCGGCAAGAAGGCCAAGCGGATCGCACAGAAAGCCGCAAAGACGAAGATGCCGCGCGTGACATTCGAAGAGGCGGAACGCGCCGCCGCACGAGAAGCCTATGACCGCTCCTCGGATGCGCTCGACCGGAAGCTTCGAAACGTTCAGTAAATGCCCGACGTCGCCCACAAAGCGGTAGCCAATAAGCACGACAGCATCGGCACCTCCGACGAGAAGCTGCTGCGCGAAGTGCGGGAGAACTACGAATCCGACACCATTGCCTTCCAGACCATCCGCGACCAGGGCGCAACCGATGTGAAGTTCATCGCTAACGATCCCTGGCCCGAAAAAGAAAAGCAGGCACGGCGAACTCCGGGCAGTGAACGCCCGATGATGTCCTGCGATTTTCTCAATCAATTTTGCAATCTGGTCATCAATGAAGTCAGGCAGCATCCTCGCGAAATCAAACTTTCTCCCCGCGGCTTTGGGGCGACGGCCCAGCTCGCCGAATTGCGCGAAAACCGCATCCGCGCCATTCAGTACCGGTCCGACGCCCAGGCCGCCTACATCACCGCCATTGAAAACTGCGTGCAGCGCAGCTATGGCTTCGCGCGCGTCTCGCTGCGCTACGCCTCGGCGACCAGTTTCGATCAGGAAATCTGCATTCGCCGCGTTCCCAACCCCGATTCGGTGCTCTTCGACTCGGCTTGCAAGGAACTCGACTGCTCCGACGCCACCCATTGCTACATCATCGACGAGATGCTCAAAAGCGAGTTCCGGCGGCGATGGCCGGACGCCGAGGTTATGGAGTTTGAAGGCGCGAACATCACCGCCGCACCCGATTGGTTCAAGGACAAATCGCTTCGCGTCGCCGAATACTGGCGAGTCGAGCACAAGACTGACGAACTGTTTCAGTTTGACGGCGGAAAAGCCGGCATCCTCACCGAATTGAAATCGAAACTTCTCGCGCGAGGCGGGCGGGTCGAGGACTCGCTCGTCATCTACCCCGAACAGGACGGCCATCCGGAAATTCGCGTGCCGCTCTTGAACGTACGGAATACCCGCATCCCCGCCATTTGGCAGTACCTCACCAACGGCATCGAGATCCTCGAAGCGAATGAGTGGGTGGGAAAGTGGATTCCGGTCATTCCGATTTTCGGCAAAGAGCTTTACCTCACCGAAGCCGCCGGATCGAAGCGCATGCTGCTGAGTTTGATCCGCAACGCGCGCGACAGCCAGATGTCCTACAACTACGTTCAGACCTGCAAGGTCGAGGCAATCGGCATGGTGCCGCGGACTAACTACCTGGCGCCGGAAGGAGCGTTTGAGGGCCACGAGGAAGAATTGGAAGACGCCAACCGGAGCCCCAGGCCGGTTACCTACTACAAGCCAACGACGCTTCCAGACGGCGTGACGCCAGCCCCGGCGCCGATCCGCGAGCCCTTCGATCCGCCGGTGCAAAATCTGGAAATTGCCTCCGAATCTTTCCTTCGAGCCGGGCAAACCGCCGTGGGTATGTACAACACCTCGGTCGGCAAAAACGACACCAACGCCAAATCGGGAAAAGCGATTCAAGAACTGGACGCGCAGTCCGATATCGGCTCTTTCCACTTCATCGACAACTACAACCGGTTCATCGTGGCCGTAGGGCGCATCGTCAACGATCTGCAATCGAAAATCGAAATTACGCCGAAACAAGTCCCGATCCGCATGAAGGACGGAAAAGAGAAACTGGTCTGGATCAACAAGCCGTACACCGACGACCAGGGGCAGCAACAGCATCACGATATGACGCTGGGAGAGTACGACGTAACGCTCTCGGTTAGCCCAACAGAGGATTCTCAGCGCGAAGAAGCCAGCGATTACCTGGAGACGCTCACCGAGCAACTGGCCGAGCTGCCGCTCGACCCACAGGTGAAGCAACACCTTCTCGCCCTGATGATCCAGTTGAAACAAATGGGTCCGATCGGCGACCAGATGGTGAAGATTCTCGAACCGCCCACCGGGGACCCGGCGCAACTGCAACAGCAGATGCAGACGTTGCAGGCGCAACTCTCGCAACTGCAGACCGAGAACGCCGCACTTCATCAGGACCGAGCCAAGCGGCAACTGGAAGCCGACACGAAACTTCAGCTCAAGCAGATGGAGATTCAGGCCGACGGAGCAGCCGATGCCGCCGCCCACGTCAACGCGCAAACCATCGCGCAGATGCAGAACGATATCAAGGTTTTGGTCGCGCTCATCTCAGCCAAAAACCAGAACGAGCAGCAAGAGCAGGAGATGTACAAGGAATTCTGGCTGGAGAATCACCGCGCCGCGCACGATGTGGGTCTGCAGGCCGCCGACCAGGAACACGAAAAGAATTTAGCCGAAACGCAGGCCCAGACCGCAGCCGCGCAGCAGGCTACCCAGATTCAGGCGGATCAGCAGTCGCAAGCGCAGCCGCCTGCTGGATCGTAATTCTAATCGCCACCCATTTTCTTCCAAGGATAAAAACTCCATGAGCACAGCCGCCGTCACCACGGAAGCCGCAGTTCCCGCTGCAGCCGCAGCCGTTGAAACCGTCGAGACTCCTGAAATCAGCGTGCAGGAGCGACTGAATCATGCCTCGTCCGCCGAACTCGACAACTGGCGCAAGACCGGCGACATCCCGCCGGTAAAAGTGAAGGCCGCCGAGAACGCATCGGGCGAAAAGAAAAACGAACCCTCAAATTCGGCGCGTACCGGAGCCCCCGCCACTCCATCGCAAGACAAAGCATCGCAAGAGAAAGACAAAGGGAAAGGCAAATCGGCTGAACCCGGAGCCTCGCCCGCTCCCGCTGCAGACGCCGCGGCCGCGCAGCCCGCAAATCAACCACAGAGACGAAAAAAATCCGACGAGCGCTTCGAGAAGCTGCTCGACGCATGGGAAAAAGATCGTCAGGAACTCGCGCGACTGCGCAGTCAACCCTCGGGAAACAATGCCGACAAGCAGAATTCGCAACCTGCAGCCGAGGACAAGACTGCCAAGCCCGGCGCATCGACGGCCGCCGCTCCCGCCAAGCCCAAACTGACCGATACCGATCCGAAAACCGGCAAGCAGTTTGCCTCTCTCGACGCATGGATGGAAGCGGTCGATGAGTGGACCGACAAACGCCTGGAAGCCCGATTAGAGGAGCGGCTCGGCAAGGTGGAACAGGCGCGGACGCAGACCGAAGAGCAGCGCCAGGTCGCAGAAGCCGTGATCACGAAGTCGAAGCCTGCGATGGAGAAGTACAAGGACTTCATGGAAGTCGCCGCGGATCCGAAGTTGCCCATTCCGGCTGGCTCGCCAGTCGATTTGTTCATCAAGGATTCCGACAACCCCGGCGAAGTTCTCTACTATCTCGGAAAGCACCCCGAGATCCTCGCAGAGTTTTACGGCTGCGACTACGATCCTGAAACCAAAACGTGGGACTACGGCGATTTTGACCATAAGACGGGCAAATACACCAACCACGTCAATCCCATTCGTCAGGTTCGGCGACTCGAAGCCATCGAACGTGAATTCTCCGCTGCGCCCGCGCCTAAAAAGACGCCCGCTGCGGAAGCTCGTCCTGTGAACCCTCCACCTCCAAAGCTACCCCCTCCACCTCCGGAACTCGGCGGCCGCGGTGCCGCGCCGGCGGATGAAGCCGAGGCAGCTTTGGCCAGAGGCGACATGGCCGCATATATGCGGATCGTGAACGCTCGCGAGACCAAGGCAGCACAACGCTGAAGGCTCGCAAGGACGAATTCTAGATGGCCACAGCAAATACCTTTCAATTCGTTGACTGGGTTGCGGCGGAATCTCTGCGTATGCTGCTCAACCGGCTGGTATACGCCCAGTTCGCATCCCACGAGTACGAAAAAGAATACGAGCGCACCTACGCGGTCGGCGAAACCGTCCGCGTCAAACTGCCGCAGCGCTGGCTGGTAACGAACGGCCTGGCGTTCCAACCTCAACCGATCAACCGCATCTACACCACGGTTTCCGTCAACCAGATCTTCGGCATTCACTTCCAGGTGGACAGCTTGGAACGCGCGCTGAAGATGGAGCGCGGCCGCGAGTGGTTCAAGAAAGAGTACATCGACAAGCAGATGGCGAAACTGGCGAACGAAATCGATCGCCGGTTCGCGTTGTTCGCCATGCAGAATACGTCGAACATCGTGGGCCAGTTGGGAGTCGATCCCACCTCGATGACGACTTTCCTGCAGGCGCGGCAACGCTTGATCGAGCAGGGATGCCCGCAGGATGGCGAATGGGGCATGATCTATCCGCCTTCCGTCGGCACCAGCCTGATTCCCTCGCTCGCCTCATTCTTCAATCCGACCTCTGAAATCAGCCGGCAGTACAAACGCGGCTCGATGGGCAAGATGGTCGGCTTCGACTGGTACGAGTCGGTGAACAACTGGCGGCAGACGGCCGGCACGCAAGCCGGAACCAACACCGTCGCAGGCGCGAATCAGCAGGGCTCGCAACTGACGATCAACGCCACCGCCGGCGACACCTACGCTCAGGGCGATATTTTCGAAATCGCCAATGTCAATGCCGTGAACCCCGAGAACCTGGCTGTGATCTCGACAGCGCAGGGTAAGGAGTTCGTGGTCACGCAGGCTATCACCTGCGTGGGCGGCGGAGCCGATGTGTTGAACATCTCTCCCGCCATCTTCGGCCCGGGCAGCCAGTACCAGAACGTGGATTCGCTTCCGGCGAATGCCGCGGCGCTGACTTCCTATCCGGGAACGGTTTCGCCCAATGGCAAATCTTCGGCGCAGGGCCTCGCCCTCACCAAAGATGCGTATGCCATGGTTGGAGTCGAACTCGACATTCCGAAGGCCTGCGAATGGTCCGGCCGCGCCACCGATCCCGAGACCGGGATCTCCGTCGCGCTGCTTGATATGTTCGATCCGATCGAGCGCAAGCGGGTCTGCCGTGCTGATGTCCTCCTGGGCTTCGGTGCGCTGTATCCGGACAACTGCGCCGTCCGTATTGCCTGCAGCTAAAGAGGAGAATTCCCGACTTCAACGGCAACTGGGAGCATTCAGCGGTCCATTGAAAGGGAGACAACCCATGAAAACACTCAAAAGCATTTTCGCAGTTTCGGTCCTTGTCGCTCTCCTGGCAGTTTCGGGCGTTGCCCAACAGCAGGGCGCACAATCACAAACCACGACAACCTTGTCTTCCGCCATTCCCACCGTAAATGGGGGCGCCGCGACGACTCAGGGTGTCTGCCTGGCTTCGATTGCCAACGTCTATGCGACGGTCGAAGTCCAGACAACCCTCTGGGTGGATACGGAAGCAATGGATGTCGTGACCAACTCCATCCCGCCGTCAGGAACCTGCATTCTGGTTACTCGCGGCACGCATGGAACCAAAGCCGAAGGCCACGCTTCCGGCAGAACCGTCTATGTCGGACGCCCCAACTTGTTTCAGGGCTATGACGTGGCCGGAACCTGCTGGTCGAACGCTGCCGGCACCGCGACCCTTCCGGCGATTCTTCCGTGGATCAACTTAACGGACGGATTCCGGTTCGATTGCAAAGCCGATGGCAATTGGTTCCACTCGGGAACCGGTTCCGCCTGGAGCGCCGCGACCACTGTACCGGCCGGTTTCTGTACCGGCACGGCGGGATCGGCGCAAACCGAATATCTGAACGGAGCAGCCTGCTCAGGCGCAACTACGGCCACGTTCAGCTATACGGTCGCAACCGACGGCGAGTTGGCAAATCTTCACGTCAATTCGAGCGCCGCGGTTGTCGGCGGTACGGGAAAGGACGTGCTCACCGTTTATAAAAACGGCGCAGCCACTTCCATTACCTGCACCATCGCAGCCTCCGGTACGAGTTGCGCCGACACGGCGGACGGAGTCGCCACTAAAGTGGGCGATTACATCCAGTTCCAATTTGTCTCAGCAACCTCCGACACGGCGGCAAATATTTCCGCCTCACTCGGACTGTTCAGTAACTAAAAGAGAGGGCGGGCCCGGGCTTTCGGAGCCCGGCCCGCCATTTTTTTACAGGTTCTGTTCTCACGATTTGCATTCGCTGTTCGAGGAGACACTATGGCATCGCAAGGCATGAACTATCAGGAACTGGAAGTCCGCAAGAAGCTGCTGCTCGAGGAACTGGCCAACACGCAAAACCAGATCGTCGAAAACCACGCTTCGGCGGAGGCCATCGACATCCATCACCCGGAACGCAGTACGGGATGGAAGAAGGTTCCGTATCTCGAGTACCCGAAAGTCATGTATCACCCGGCAAAACTGGACCCGGTGCGCGAAGACCTGCGCCTCGGAACGCGCCGCCGCAATGATGCGAATCCGACGCTGGCGCCGCTCGATGTTCCGCATCCGCGGCCGTTGACCAAAACCGTTCACAACAAAGAACAGGAGCGGCAAGCGAAGGCCGAAGGCTTCCTCGAAACGCCTCCGCAGATTGAGTTGGCGGATTCCGCCCAGGCGAATGCTGGCGTCGATCCGGCCATCCTGAGCGTAAACGTCGCGCCCTCGCAGAGCCGAACTTCTTCCCGAAGCTCGCAGGCCTCCGCCGACGCGCAGGCCTCGCAGTCTCCGGCGCCGGCGCCCGATGTGGCGAGGATCCTCGAATTGAACTCGATGAATCGGGATGCGCTGGTTGCCCACGCCGCAGAACTGGGAGTCGTGCTCGATCCGGACATGTCCAAGGCGGACATGATCTCGGCGATCGCCTACGCGCCCGTCGTCGCAGGCTGAACCGTTAGTCGGCGCGTTTCGCCGCACTCAGGGCATTGCGGTTTTTTCTGCCGAGCCCTGAATACCACGAGGATTCGGCGGCGCCAGCGTTCCAGTCCTTGCGCGTCTCGCGGGTTTTGAAACGAGTGCCCGCAACGCCGGCAAGTGATGACCGCAGATGGCGCGACGGCCACAAAGCCGAACAAACCGTAAAGCGGCTCAATTTTCATCGCATCCTCAGTTTATCTCAACCGATTACCAGAGGAGATTTTTATGGCACTGCAAACCCTACCTGAAGGCGTATCCATCCTGCCCGCCGAACTTAATCGTATCGCGGCCGCGATGGACGCGCTCGACAAAGACAACCATGCGCCACGCCAGTTGAGCGTGAGCGTCAGCCTCCACATTCACCAGGAGTATCCCAAACACCTGCAATTCGGGAAAGAGAGCCGAGTGGTGAATAACCGCGCCGAAGAACTGGCCGCGATCGAAGAGCAACTCGCGCTCGCGCAAGACGCGGCCAAGGAAGAGATTGAGGCGGCGTCGCAGCCGGCGCCGAATTCCACTCCAACCGGACCGCAACCTGTCCCACCGTTGCAGCCGAGTCCCGCAACTCCGACCCCCGCCTCAATCGGCGACCAGCCCGCTTCCTCCGAACCGAAGAGCTAACTCATGCCCATCGGTCCGCCAGCCGGGGAAGCCCCGCTCGTTTACTCAGCGCTCGACATTATCACCGACGCGCTGATCGAAGTGGGCATTTCTGCGCCCGGTGAAAAACTCGATCCGGACACGGCGCAGTGGGCCTTCCGGAAATTCAACTACCTCACCGATACATGGGCGGCGCGCAAGGTCTTTTCCTATGCGTCGACGTTCAATATTTACAACTTGGTGCCGAATCTGGCACCGCACACGATCGGGCCGGGGGTTGGAGCCACGTTCTACGCGCCGCAGCGCCCGGTGAAGATCACGCAGGCGACGATCATCCTTAACAATGTCTCCCCGGTCGTCTCAATTCCACTGAATATCCGGGATGAACAGTGGTGGATGGATCAGACGATCCAGAATCTCACCAGCCAGCAGCCAACCGATCTCTTTTACAATCCGGCATTCCCAAATGGCCAACTCTTCTTCTGGCCGATTCCAACCATCGCGTACCAGACGCAGTTGAAATGCTGGGCGCTGATTTCTCAGTTCTCGTCTATCGCCGATCCGCTGGGCGGACCTGGCGGACCGGGAACGTTGCCACCGGGGTATCGCAGTGCGGCGATGCTGAGTCTGGCGGAAATGTTGGGCGGGCAACCCCCGGCGACGTTGGCGCGGGATGCAGCTCTGGCGCGTTCGGCAATCTTTGGAAACAACAACAAGGTTCCACGAATGCAGACGAGGGACTCCGGAATTCCCGGAGCCGAAGAGGATCAGCGCAGCACAACGTTCAACTATCTGAACCGGAGCTTCTGAGATGGCCGACGAACTCACGCTAACGATCCGGGTTCACGACCCGAAAGAAAAACGCGACGCCTCTATGTCCGCGTGCTGGGCGACGGTGCGAATCCCGCGAGTCGATTTGCAAGGAGCGGCGGCGCTCTCGGTAGCAGACTTTACGGCGAAGTACGTGGTTCCGGCGCTCGAAGGGATTAAGAATCTGCAGTTGGCGGCCGTCACATCCCCGCAATCCTGATTGGCTGCCGCGCATAGTGGCCGACGATCTCTTCAAGGGACGTTTCTTCGAGGGACTCCATGAAGATCGGGAAGGTTCTCAGTTCGGAAGGAAAGTAAGTGAAGTCCAGCGGATCGCGCGGCGGCATCGCGCGCCAGGCCGCGAAGAACAAATCCTGAATTTGCTGCTGCCTTTCATGGTAGTAAACGTTTTCGAGATGGTCAGCAAGCGCACGCGCGTCGTTAACCAAGAAGCGATTTCCCGCTGGGAACCGCACAATGCTGCGCGGCTTCGGCCAGCCTTTAACGATGTCCCGCGCTTTCAGCTTCATTGTTTCACAAACCCGGCAAAGGTGGTCTCAGACGCCATGCAGCGTTTGTATCGAGGGTCGCTCTCACGAATAAACGAGACTGCTTTACTCGGCGGCTTCGAGAAGTCGATGCGGATAGCGATCAACTTTCCAGCGATCGGCGAAAAGGTTTTGGTCAATTGGATGGAGCGGCTGCCCTGTTTCATGGCATGACCTCCGGTAAAGCGTGGCGTTCAGCGTTGCCCGTCACTCGGCGCTCTATATCTGAGCTACGCGCCCCACAGAAAAGATTTTAGCCCATGTCCCGCTTCGGTTTCTGCTCCGGCGCTTACCTTCTGCAATCCCCCAACGTGGATGCGGAAGAGTGTATGAATTTGTACCCGGAAACTCCGGAGACGCCGGGAGCAAAAGCCGCTGTCACGCTGATGCACACGCCGGGAACGCAGATCGCTTATCAGCTGCCGGAAGCTTCGGTGCCGGGAGAATTTACTGTCAACGGAAGAGGTTTCGCGGCCGCATCGAACTTTTACGAATTGCTGCCCAGTAAGACGCCGAACTTCACGCAATGGGGCGAGCTGAACGGCCCACCAACCTCGCCGACGCAGATTTTCTCCTGCCAGACCCACCTGTTGATTCTCTCGAACGGCGATCTCTATATCTTCGTCTTAACCGCCTTCACCGATTCGAGCAGCGTCTTTCATCCGGCGAACGAATTCTTCGCCGTCAATATGGGGCAGTTCAACGGGCCGGTGCTGCAGATCGATTTCTGCGACGGCTATTTCTTCGCGACCATTCAAAACTCCAACACCTTTCAGGTCTCGAACCTCGAAGACGGCACCACCTGGAGCGGCCTATTTATCTCGACCATCTCCTACTTCCCCGACAATATTGTTTCGATGAAAGTCGATCACCGGGAAGCCTGGTTTTTCTCCGGCAAGAAATCCATCGCCTACTACAACGCCGGCGCCGGCTACCCGCCATTCATCCCGATTCAAGGCGCATTCCTCGAAGATGGGGCGGCGGCGGCCTTCGGCACAGTGCAGGCGAACGATACCGTGTGCTGGATTTCGCTGAACGAGCGCGGACAGGGAGTGGCGAAGATGATGGGATCCTACGTGGGAATCCGCATCTCGACACTGGCGGTCGAATTCGCCTGGCAGAGCTATGCGACCATCTCTGACGCGGTTGCCTACGCCTATCAGGATCAGGGGCATAACTTCTGGGTGATCCGCTTCCCTTCCGCGAACGTAACATGGGTGTACGATTTTTCAACGTCGCTCTGGCACAAGCGCGGTTTCTGGCAACTTGCCAATGGAACCTACTCGGCGCACCGGTCGACCTCGCACATGGAGTTTGGCGGGGTGCACCTGGTTGGAGATTGGGCCTCCGGCAACATTTACCAGATGTCGATCAATCTCTACACCGACTTCGGGAATCCGCTGCGCTGGTACCGGCGCAGTCCGAATATCTCCGCGGAAAACGAGTGGATTTACTTCGAGGAGATTCAGTTCGACATCCAGAAAGGCCTCGGACCGCAGCCGCCGTTGCTCGATGGAGACGGCCAGCCGCGCGGCCCGCAAGTGATTCTGGAATGGTTTGACAACGTCACCGTCAAGAGCAACTCGTACTATCTCGACTGCGGGCAGGCGGGCGATGTCAATGTGCGAATCCGAAAAACGAAGCTCGGGCGATCAAGGAATCGATCCTTTGCCCTGAGTGGCTCCGATCCGATCCCGTGGCGAATCGCCGACGCTTATCTGAATGCAACCTGCAACGGTGAAGCGATCTACAAGAAGGGCGAACGGTTGAGCGAGCAGGTAAGGAAGATCACGTGAACTATGGGGAAACTGTTCGATCACGGAGACATTGTTGTTCTCAAGAGCGGTGGCCCGTTGATGGCAGTTTTAGGGTTTGCCGATGAGGGCATTGAGGCCGTGGAATGCGAATGGCTGGCCGAGGATGGATCGGCGTGCCGCGCAGTATTTCCGATCGCCACACTCGAACCTCTAAGTGCCTGATGCCGACAACCCAGACCATCCGCCGCCTTCCGCCGACCAAGCACGCGGACCTTCGCCCGGAGATGCAGTTCTGGGAACTGGAGACACAGCAAGTTGCTCCTTTGCGACTCGTCGACACCTCGGCAGGCAGCTACGAAGAGAATCCCCCGGAAGCCGGATTGAACACGTCGACCGGGCAGACGAACCAGAATCAGGAAATCACGTACAAGAAAATCTCGGCGGACGGGAATACCTTTACCCTAGCCGGAGTCGGCGGAAACCTACCGGAAGGCCCGCTAACGCTGACGGCGCAGTGGCAGTCTTTTAAGATCAAATCCAACGGAACGGACTGGTATAAGGTCGGATGACCCAAGAGCAAATTATTGAAACCGTGCAAAGCGAGCTGGGGATCGACGGCATCACGCTCGAAACCACGCTCGATTCGCTGGGAGTCGACTCGCTGGGATTCATGGAATTGATGCTCAAGTGCGAAGTTCCACGGGAGAAAGAAGTGGGAATTGAGACGGTGGGCGATATTGTGAAGGCAGTCGCGGTATAAGCTGAGGCTGGAGGAAGCAACCATGATATTTTCGCTGGTTCTTTTTGGCGTCGGATTCGCGGTGACCGTTCATGGCGACAACCTGTATCAGGTTGGCCACTCGAAGCTTTCCCTTACTTTGATCTGGGGCTCTCGCTGGCGCAGCTTCAGTATTTACGGCCCCGTTGCGCAGGTTTGATGCTGACCTTCCAGCGCGAATCCTGGGCCGCCATGCAGCGCGAGGCCGAACCGATCTTCCGCATTCACTTCGAAGAACTGGCCCTGCACAAAGACGTTATGCCGATGGGCTGCGATCATGAATTCTATTTCAATCTGGAGCGCAATCACTTCCTCTTAGTCGCCACCGCACGACGGGACGGCAAACTGATCGGCTACTACGTGGGCATCGTCATCGCGCATCATCCGCACAATAAAGACGGCGGCAAAGTCTCGACAACAGACATGTTCTACCTTCTGCCGGATGAACGGAAAGGCGGCGCGGGAGCCAAGTTGCTGCGCTTCGCAGAAAACGAGTTGCGACGGGAAGGCGTAAAGAAAGCTACGATCTCAACGAAATTGCATTTTGAGTCGGGCGAGTTGCTCGATGCGCTGGGATGGGAAAAGACGGACGTGGTGCGGCAAAAGGTGCTCTGAGCGATTTAAAGACGCTGAGTTCTGTTTCGAAATTAGTCACCAGAAACGGTTGGATGCTGCTGACTTCCCCTTCGATAAAGTCAAATGGCGGCGTTGGCAATCCAGTGGGCTGCCAGTCGTTGAGCGGTTTGTAAGAGCCGTCTAGCTGCCTTACTTCTGTGCGCCGGAAAACGACGTTTCCCTTCTTGTGCCACGCTTCACGGATAATTACACGACTCAGCGGATCGAAAACTTCCGGTTCGGGTAGAAGCATTAAGCGCAGACGTGTCGCTGAGAAATGCGGAACCCTTACATTTTTCGGGAAGCTCCATACCCGATTGAACGGAATGGCCTGATCGAGTGCGAGACCAGCGACGGCGGCGGGAACGAGTGAAAGAAAGTTGCGGCGATTCATAGTTGCTTCTCGACTCCGAAATGGATTTGCGTCGGCAAATGCTTCCGCAGGTTTTCTAGGACTCGGAAGTCAACGTTTTCCAGCCGAAGTGAGAACGTCGCATCTTCTAGCAATTTTGCCAAGTACACTCGCCAATTGACTTTCGCGCGTCGCGCTCCTTTTTTGATATCGCGCACTAACTCAGCCGACAAATCAACCGTCACCTTCACTCCCAAAGTCTAACTTATGTCCATCACCGGAACCATCGCAGCCGTTGCCGGTATCGGCTCCTCCATTGCCGGAGGAATCATGCAGGGCAACGCCGCCGGAAATGCGGCCCAAGCCCAGAAAACCTATGCCCAGCAAGCCCAAGAGCTTGAACAGCAGAATCAGCAGGCTGGCGTCACCTTCCAGAATAACGAGTGGACCGGCCAGCAGGCAGCGGAGCAGCCCTATCTCCGACTCGGCTCAACTTCGGCCAACGCCTATGCGGACCTTCTCAAAAACCCCTTCACCGCGCCGACGCTCGCGCAAGCCGAGCAGACTCCGGGCTATCAGTTCAACTTACAGACCGGAACGCAGGCGATTGACGAAAACGCGGCAGCGACCGGCAACCTCATGTCGGGCAACACCGGCACGGCGCTGCAGAAATTCGGTCAAGGACTCGCGACTACCACCTACCAGCAGGCTTATCAGAATGCGCTCACGCAATATCTGACGAACCTGAACGCCGCTGGACAGGGCGTCAATAGCGGGCTTTCGGCGACACAGCAGCTCGGTTCTTTCGGGCAGTCGGCAGCCAACAACCTTTCGAACCTGTATTTGACCGGCGGCCAGCAGCAAGCCTCGCAACTGAACAACCAGGGCGCAGCCATCGCAGCCGGAGACGTGGGACAAGCCAACGCCTACTCGAACATGCTGAACGGAGCAACGAACTCACTCACGCAAGGCATGATTCTGTCGCAGATTCCGAACTACAGCAACATCCTGCCCTCGAATGACGTGACCGGCTACAACCCGAACATCGCTATCGCCAGCGGTTCGATGCCAGCGCCGAATCCCTACGCGAACATCACGCCAACCGCGCCGTATAGTCCGCTGGCAGTTCCGTCCGCGACTCCTTTGTCCAGTCTAAATTTCTAGGAATCTTCCATGGGCGTAACCATTCCACTTCCCGAACTCGACGTAAACAAGCCAGCACCGGCTCCGCCGCCGGATGCGCTCGCAGAATTTCAGCGAGCCGCATCCCTTCAAACCGAAGCTGCGCGCCAACAGGCCATCCAGGCCCAGACCGAAGCCCAGCAGACTTCTAATCAAGCGCAGGCTCTCGCCCTGAAAGATGAGATGACCCGTCGCCAGCTAGCGCCTCAGTTCGTGCAGAAAGACGCGAATGGCAAGCCGATCGGCTTCGATACCGAAGGTTTGTACAATGCCATGCTGGAGCAGGGGGCCGATCCCGCCAACATCGCCACCATGCGGATGAAACAGATCGAGATGCAGAAAGCAGTCTTGGGTTTGGGTGACGCGCAACTCGCCCATGCGGACAAAGTGAACGACGAAATCGCGAACAGCCTGAACTCAGTCCGCGACATTCAGGACAAGAGCGCACCGAAGGCTACATCGACACCGCTTGCGCCCTCGCCGGTCTCCGGTGCAGAGAACCCTCTCGGGCCGCCAGTTCCAGGAACCAATGGAATGCCCGCGGCAATGCTGCCGAACGTGCCCGCGGCGCAAGCCTTGCTCAAGAATCAACCCGCAGGTACGCCAGCGCCTCAAACCGGTTCCGCTCCTCCGGGCACACCCGAATCGCTTGGGGCCCCACAACCCGGCGCCACTCCTACTTCTACCGAAGCGGCCCTCCAAGACTCTGCCGCCAACGCGCCCCGTCCCATCACGGCCGAAGCGCAAATGGCCTACCAGAAAGAATTGATCCGTCTGAACAGCCTGGGAATCCCCATCGGAAACTTCAAACCAGTCTTAACTGACGAGAGAGATCTCGATCAGGCGGCGGCAGAGCTGGGATTGCATAAGCAAGTCATGTCGGAAGCGGCCGCATTAGCTGCTACGCAGGAAAAGACGAGTGCAGCAGCGAAGTCGCAAGCGGAAGCTCAGGCCGCAGTGTGGAAAGAAGCTGGTCCGGGAACTCTCGTCAACCTGCAAACCGGCGCGCTGATTCACGGGGTTGCGCCCGTGGAGCAACAAGAAATGGTCGATTGGCTGAACAAGAATCCGGGAAAAGGTCCATCGGACTTTATGACGCACAAATCCCAGATTCCGGTCACGACGCGCTACGAACTGGAGAACGGCGCAGGAGTGCCGGGGGTTCCGGGAAGCGGGGCAGCGGCCAGCCCAGCCGATACGGCAAAGAAATTCGGCATGACGCAGGAAGCTTTCGATCAGGCGGCGGAAAAGTATTACACCACTGGCCAACTTCCTCCGGTCGGTCGTGGCATCTCAGGAATCGCGCTGAACCGGGACATTATGAACCGGGCCGGAGACCTGCATCCCGGCGCAAGCCTAGCGGCGAATTCAGCAGAGTTCAAAGCCAACCAATCGTCACTCTCGAAACTACAGACGAACTTCGACCAGGTCTCCGCCTTCGAAAAAACGGCCGGAAAGAATCTCGATCTATTCCTCGACAAGTTGGGCAATATTCCCGATTTAAATTCGAAGTTCGCCAACATTCCGTTGCGGACCATCGACGACAAGATGATCGGCAGCGATAACTATCAGGCCATGAAGGCCGCGCAGCAAACAGCTTCGGCAGAGGCTGCAAAAGTGCTTTCCAGCGCGAACGCCTCCGGAGTATTGAGCGACACCCAGAAAAAAGAAGCGGAAGATATCCTCAGCGGGAACCTTTCCTACTCCGCCGCCAAGCAGGTCGTCGCCACTTTGAAGCAAGACTTCGCCAATCGGCATCAGTCCTATCAGGACCAGATTTCGGATATTCAAAAACGCATGGGCGGCAAAACGACGGACGCGACAAGTAGTGCGTCGCAAGCCAAAACGAGCGCAAGCAAAGCCTCGAAATATGGAGTCGAGATTCAGTGAGCACTCCTACTCCTGTGATCTTTGATGATGGTTCAAAAGCTCTTGTGCCCCAAGAGAAACTGTCGGCTGCGCTGAAGGACGGCGGAAAAGTGGCGCAGGCGATGCAGTTCGACGACGGATCGAAAGCCTACGTCCCGCTCGACCGCGTGCACGATGCGATTCACGATGGAGGAATGCTCATTGGCGCGCCGCCGCAGCCTCCAAAGATTGATATGCAGCCGGCCGGAATTACCGTCCCTTCGGCGGGCAGAATTCCGGGTCAGATGAACCCCGGTGAAAATGTCGCAGATCGCAACGTGTACGAAGGGCTGAAAGCAGGAGCAACCGTGGGCGCATTGCCGCTCGCGGCCAGCGCGGGCTTACCGGCACTAGCAGGCGGAGTCGCGGGTGGCGCTGTCGGCGAAGTCGGTGGCCGCGCCATCGCAAAAAGTGCGGGCGCCGGTGAATTCGGGCAGGAACTCGCGGGTGACGCTGGCGGCGTTGTCGGTGGAGTGGCGGGGGACATGGGCGGAGACTTCGTGGGGGGCAAGGTTGCGCCCTACGCCAAGCCGGTCGCGACGGCGCTGGGAAAAACCTTTGATATCGCGACATTTGATCGGATCGGCAAAATCTGGGACGCGTGGAAAGAATTGCCAGAAGAAATTCGCGCACGCGGACCGCAGTTCGTCGATCCCGGCGGAAAGCTTCCCGAAACCCCACCGCAGGAACTCTTGCAGGCACGCGGACTCGCCGAGGGCGCGCAGGCTGGGGTTGATCCTTCTGCTGGACTGGGTAAGATTCCGGTGAGCGGCCAGCCTGAGCCGCGGCCCGTATATCCCGGCGCATCCCTGCCGGCTAAACCTCCGGCAGAAGTGGCGATGGCAAAGCCGTTAGCCTCTGTTGGCCAGCCAGTTCCGAAGCCGCAGGCCGCAGCATTAGGAGAACTGCCTATCCCCGCAGTGCAACAAGCAATCAACGAACTCGGGCCGCAAGCAAGTATTGGGGACCTGACCGACCGCGCAAACGATATCGCGAATGGCAACACGATTCCTCGCACGCTGAGCGGCGAATCCGCGTTGCGCCAAGTACTGACAGGGCAGGACAACACAAATTTGTTGAAGATCGCGCGTGGACGTGGAATCAACGTCACACAAGAAGCGCAACTAAAGCCGGGGGTCGCCGACGGGCGCATCATCGGGAAGATCATCGATGACTTTTCGCCGGAAGAACTCAAGGAAATCAGCGATCAATTCTTAGAAAATTCCCGCTTCCGTCACGCGTTTGGAGATATCGGACCCGAGGCGTGGAAGACGATGAGTCTGCAAACTTATTTCCCCGACCTGAAAATCCCCGCAGCGAAGCTCACGCGAACCGCCAAGGCAATCGCCAGCGTGCCAGCGCCATCCGATGATTTAACGGGAATTTTGCAGCAATCGCTCGCGCAGGCTAAGGCGCGCCCATAAAGGGATCGGCGTTCGGCTTCCAGCGGTCGGCCTGTTCGCGATCATGGCGGCGAAGTTTTATTTCGGCGACGGCCCAGGAGATAAGCCCGATGCCGATCCCAGCGAAGAACAACACCAACACGGCTGCGACGATCAGTTTGAAAGCGAACAGAAGAATCACGGCCTAAGCATCCCTCAAAGCCCCTCGTTCCGCAAGTAACTCCCAAGCCAACATACCAAATCCTATGAAGCCCAAAGACTCCAACCGCATTCCTGTCCTTATTTTTGCCGCGGCGCTGCTCCTCTGCGCCTCCTTCGCCCACTCCCAGACCTCGGTCCTGCTGGCCCCGATCCCGCAGTTCTCTTCCTACTTGCAGAATGGAACTCCCAATGTCTTCGGCTGCGTCTTCACCTACGCTTCAGGGACCACTACCCCGCTGGCCACCTACACCGATTCCACCGGAGTCACGCAAAACGCCAATCCTGTAATTCTGACGGCTGGCGGAACAGCGAACATCTGGATTCAGTCCGGGCAGGCTTACACCTTTAGCGTGAAGTCGAACGGCGGATTCAACTGCTCCGCAGGCTCGACGCAGTATACGGTCAACGGCATCGGCGGCGGAGCTTCGACGCTCTCCGTGGTGATTCCTTATTCGCCCACGCCCACCTTCACCCTGACCGCACAGAATGAGCTGATCTCGTTCACGCTCTCTGGAAATGCCGTCTCTCTTCCTCTTTCGGTGACTGGAGTATCGGCACCGGCCTATGTGACTTTTCAGATCGCAGAGAACGCGACCGGAGGATACACCTTCGCATGGCCGTCGAATGTGATCGGAGGGTGTTATTTCCCGGAGCCGGGAGCGAACGTCGTCACCACGCAAACCTTCGTATGGAACGGGACGAATGCCACGGCTATTTCGCCCTGCACCTTCGCCGGGGGAAGTGAAGTTGGGTTGAATGTGGCGGTGAGCAATCTGTTCGCGTCGAATGACGTGATCGCCGATCTGGTTTCTTCGGTGGGCTACCAGATCAACGGGAGCTATGGAGCGGCCGGGCAGGTGCTGACATCGACGGGAACCGGGTCGGCATGGGCGAATCCAAAAACGTTTCTTACAACTTTCACGGATTACGCAGCAACGACATCATTGGCTGCGGTTCCCGGCCTTACCTTTCCCGTCGCGGCGAATACCGCTTATACGCTCGACTGCGAGATGTTTTTTGTCAACGGGGGCGGCAGCAGCGCCACCGCGATTCAGTTTGCGCTCACCGGCCCTGCGTCCCCAACAGAAGTGTTCTACACCATCGACGGGTACAACGGGACCAGCAGCACAGCCTTTGCCTACGACAATCTCGGCGCTAGCGCTTTCGGCACGACGTTGGCCCTGGCTCCGTGGGCGGGCGAGGCCGGCGGAGTCCACCTGCACATGGGCCTCGCGAACGGCGCCAACGCTGGCAATGTCGTGATTCAGGCGGCATCGGCTACCGCCACCGGCATCACCATCAAAGGCGTTTCCTACTGTCACTTCCAGTAATCACTTCCATGCGAAAACTATTTTTTCTCTCATTGGCGCTTCTCTGCGCATGGCCGCTCTGCGCTCAGAACGCGCGCTACTCGACCGAGTTCCCTTCCCTCTCGCCTTCATACTCGCCGCTACTGATGGCGAATGTTCCACCAAACTCTCCGGTGCTGTCAGTCTGCAACTCTCCGGCGAATAACGGTCCCGGACTGGCCTGCACGAATTACGCGACGACCTACACCGAGTCCGGCGTGGCGTGTCCCAATGGCGCGCAAGACACTCCCGATCCACAACCCTCTTCGTGTCAATCGACCGGAGATGCTTTCGGCAACATCGGATTCTGGGCACCTGCCGGGCAATACGATTACACCGTCTGCATTCAGAACACTTCAACCTGTTATGGGCCGTACACCGTCACCCTCGGCGGCTCTGGCGGAGGCAGCGGCACGGTCAACACGGGAACTGCAGGGCAAGCCGCTTACTATGCCGCTTCGGGAACGGCGGTCTCGGGACAACCGAACCTTACCTTCTCGGGCAACACCTCGAATTTCCCGAATGGCTCCGTGACGGTGGGAGGCTCTCCACCAAGTGCCTGTGGGACGGCGACGGGGTGTATTGCGACCGCGACCAGCACCGGATCGGTTACTCCGACGTCCGGACAAAATACGCAGCGGTTCAGTTCCACGCAACTGCTCTGCTCCATCAACGGAGCAGCGGAAGCGGCGTGCGGTAGTGGAAGCTCTGGCGGTGGTGGAAATCCCACCCTCGACAACTGTACGCCGGACCAGAGCGGGAACAGCTTCTACTCGGTGGTTTCGCTCACTAATTATTTTTATGCGGGATGGCAGTTCGTCTTCAATACAACGACCTATTTCAACTGCACAATCTATGTTCCGACCGCGCAGACCGGTGCGACCCTGGTTCTCGACATTGCGACCAGCGATAACACTGCGGGACATACGGCCAGCTTCACCACCTGTGACGAAGTAGTGAATTCGGGAACGCTGAATGTCGCCTCGGCTCTGACTTGTGCGAGTCCCCAAACCTTCACCACAAGTTCGACGGCTTACAACCGCGTCTCGCTGACCTTCAACGTACAATCGACGCTTTCGAATGGCTCGATTCTGCTGGTGAAAATCGGCGTCGCGCCCTCGGGAACCGCCCCCACGGCGAATTTACTGGTCTATCCCCACTTCGTTTTATGAAACGCTTCGCCTTCATTCTCGCGCTGTTCGTCGCTCTGCCGCTCTGGGCGGGGCGTTCGTTCAACGGCACAAGTTCGCAGATCGTAATTCCGGGCACGGGTAACGCGATTGATCTCGTAGGTTCGCAGATGTCCGCGTCGTGCTGGTTTTATCTAACTTCCACGCCGTCCGGCGAAGTGGATTGTCTCAACAAATGGGCCGCTGCCGGCAACGGTGGCTACATGATCAATTACAACAATTCCAACACCCCAAATCAGTTCGGGGTGTATCTGTACATCAGCATTCCGTCGAACCACCTGCATTTTCTGGGCTGCACGCCCGGCACCCTGCTCAACACTTGGCACAACGTCGTCTTTACCTACCAGAACAACAATACGATGCACATGTTTCTCGATGGCGTGCACTGCGCAACAGACACGGGAGTGGGATCGACCGGCAGCATCGTGACCAGTGGCGGCAATCTGAACATCGGAGGCCAGCGCTCTGGAGTTTCCTGCTGCTATCTCCCAGGCATTGTGGGGGAAGACGTGGTGTGGAATGTAATACTTGCCGACGCTCAGGCAGAGGCGCTTTACAAGGTTTGCCCGGTAGGCTATTCAGCGCGACGGGCTGGGTTCCCACCGCCGGTCGGTTACTGGCCGCTGTGGGGCGCAAGTGGTTC